TTCAACCGCTACGATTTCTACGAGCAGGACGGGAACGGCGGATGGTACTGCATCCTGAACGACGACCGGTTCCTGTTCTCCTGCGACGCGTCCGCCCCGCTGGCCAACAACCGGGAGCAGATGTGGCAGGACGCCGCCCAGATGTTCCGGATGGGCGCCTTTGGGGAGACCGGATCTCTGAACGCTCTGCTCCTGTATTGGACGAAGCTGGAGCTCCTCCACTACCCAGGAGCATCGGATACCAAAGAATACCTGGAAAAGCAGAGGGAGCAGCTGCAGCAGCAGGCCCGGCAGATGGCAGCCCAGGCGGCCCTGCAGGAGGTCCGGAGATACCGGCAGCAGGCGGCGGAGGAAACGCAGACGCTGCACCGGGTAGACGCAAAGGCCAGGGAGGACGCCTGGCGGACGGCCCGGCAGATGGCGGCCGCGCTGGAGCGGCCGGAAGAGTAAGGATTTCACCGCCGAATGCGGCGGAGGAATATTCGCATGGTCGGCGAAAAAGACCGAAATGCCTCCGGAGTGCAAACCAGCGAAGCGTTTGCGATTTGGAAAGGAGGCCCGGCATCAGCCGCCGGGTCTGCCGGGCGAGCGTGCCTTGCTCGCCCGGCTGGAGCCGGGAGAATCTTCAGGCATTGGCCCGCAGGGGCGAGGCCTGACATTCTGCCCGAGCGACGACGCAGGAAAGGAGCGTGAAAGCATGGCCGATACCAATAAAGGCTACGCAGGCAGGATCGCCAACACCGGCAGCCAGGTCGTCAAGGCGCCCGATCAGAGCGCCAAAAAGAGCACCGGCAAGGTGAAGACCGGCAAGGATCTCCGCAGCGGCAGGAAGTAACGAGGGACGAAGGGCCCCTCATCAGTCAGCTTCGCTGACAGCTGTCTCGCTGCGGCTCGGTCACGCCGCGGCTCTGACATGCCACTGGCATGTCATTCACTACCGCGGCGTCGCTTCGCTACCCCAGGGGAAGCCAGGTCCGCACGGAACGCGCAAAAATCCAGACCTTGCCAAAACGCAAACCAGCGAAGCGTTTGCGTTTTGGAGAGGAGGCCCGGCATCAGCCGCCGGGTCTGCCGGGCGAGCGTGCCTTGCTCGCCCGGCTGGAGCCGGGAGAATCTTCGGGTATTGGCCCGCAGGGGCGATACCCGACATTCTGCCCGAGCTCCGACGAGTTCGCCGGCCCGGCGCAAAAGGGCAGGAGGAAAACCATGAACGAAGGATATCAGGACGATCTGTTTGAAGCCGCGGCGCTTCCTGGGGATCCCGTCCCCGCTGTCGATGACGGGCAGCCGGAAGCTGTGGATACCCCCGAGAAAGAAATCGCGGAAAAACCCGCGCAGACCACTGAGGAACGGGCGAGACAGGCGGCGGGCCGCCGTCTGCGGGAACGGGAGGCCGCCCGGCAGGCCGGCTTCGAGGCCGGCTGGGCGGCGGCCAGGGCCGCCGGGGACCGGGAGCGGAGTCCCGCGCCGACGGTCGGGGCGGATATCCCGGGCCAGCTCGGCGAGATCCGGGCCATGGACCCGGAGATGACTGACCTCGGAGCCATCCTTCGGAGCGAGGCGGGGCCGAGATTCCGGGAGTACGTCGGCAGGGGGCTGGACTTCGTGGACGCCTACACCCTGGCGGCCCGGGATAAGCTGGGCCGCCTCGCCGCCGAGAGGGCGGGGAACGCCGCAAGGGCGAAAGCCGCGGGAAAGGAGCATCTCACCGCCACCGGCACCCGGGGGCGGGGGAGCCTCAGCGTCCCCGCCGACGAGCTGGCCCTCTTCCGTGAGCTGAACCCCGGGGTCAGCGACGAGGATATCCGAAAATACTACAACGCCGACCGGAAGCGGTTCGGCGGATAAGACCCGGCGCAGCCGGGCGGAAAGGAATCACAATGAGAGGTTTTATCCCTTACAGCAATGAGGACGGGCGGGTCGCCCCCTGGGAGTACCTGCCCTGCAGCGCCATCACACCCAAAATCGGCATGGCTCTGACCCAGTCTTCCGGAAAGCTGGCCGTCGCCACCGGCACCACCAGGCCCACCTACGTCAGCATGACGGAAAAGAGCGCGGCCGTCGCCGCCGGGGATCTCATCCCCGTCATCCGGGTGGAGCCCGATCAGGTGTTCGAATGCACCAACTCCGCAAGCCTCAGCGGCGTGACCGTCGGCCAGAAGGTCACCCTGCACGTCAGCTCCGGCCTGCAGATCACCGGCACCACCACCAGCGGCGTGGCCCGCCTGCTCTACAAGGCAGGGGACGCTGCGGGCTCCCGCTGCCTCGTGTGCTTCGATTAAAAAGGAAAGGATGGAAGGATAAGGCATGGCAAATATCACTTTTTCCGAGGCCAGCGGCGTCAACGATTCCATTTTCGGCAAGTCTCAGGGCGCCATCCGCATGCTGATCGAGAAGCGGGGCGAGGCCTTTGAACAGGAGAGCGTGGTGAAAAAGCTCTTCAAGCACGACAAGTCCAATCACTGGGCTGAGAAGTATGTGAGCCTCACGGCTATGGAGGGCTTCAAGGTGGCCGGCGAGAACGGCGCCTATCCCGCCGACGGCCAGGAGGAGGGCTTTTCCAAGGTCCTGGAGGCCGTCACCTGGAAGGACAGCTTTTCCCTCAGCCGGGAGATCGTGGAGGATTCCAAGACCATCGACCTCCGCAAGAAGCCTGCGGGCTTTGTCACCGCCTACTACCGCACCCGGGAGAAGTTCGGTGCGGCCCTGCTGGGCGGCGCGGTCTCCGGCAGCTCCGCCGTGAGCTTCGCCGGGGCCTCCTTCAGCACAAAGACCAGCGACGGCAAGAACCTCTTCGCTGCCGACCACCCCGCCAAGCTCAAGGGGGCGGATCAGTCCAACCTCTTCTCCGACGCCTTCAGCGCAGATGCCCTGGGGCAGCTGGAGGTCACCATGCAGAACACCCGGGGGGACAACGACGAGATCCTGGACGTGGCCCCCGATACCATCGTCATCCCCAACGTCCACAGCCTCAAGAAGGCCGTCTTCGCCGCTATCGGCGCGGACAAGGATCCGGAGACCGCCAACAACGGCTTCAACTATCAGTTCGGCCGCTGGAACGTGATCGTGTGGCCCTATCTCAACCAGTTCGTTACCCTCACCGGAACCGCCGTCCCCTGGCTGCTCCTGGATTCCCGCTACAACGAGGACTACGGCAGCCTGATCTGGCTGGACCGGGTGCCCCTGGACGTGCGCAGCACCGTGGATGAGAACACGGACGCCAACGTGTGGCGGGGCTACGCCCGCTTCACCGCCGGGTTCCACGACTGGCGCGGCGTCGCCGCCGCGGGCGTGGACGGGGCGAGTTCTCTGTCGTAAGGAGGTGGCGGCATGGCCGGATACACAAGATTCACCAATGTTGAGGTCACAGGAAACCTGAAGGGCAGCGGCACCGCCGATCTGCCTGCGGCTACTGCCGGCACGGCGGGCGTGGTGAAGCAGGGAGTCGCCGTGGCCGACGCTGCCGGGAGCGCCCCCACCGCCGCCGAGTTCAAGGCCCTGCTGGATTCCCTGCGGGCCGCGGGCATCCTTGCGACGAGCACCTGATCGGGAGGGACGACGGTATGAAGGACTGGATGATCCGGGCACTGAAGACTCTGGTGCAGGCCTTCTTCGGCGTGCTGATTCCGGAGCTGGCACTGCTGCTTCGGCAGGAGTGGCCCGAAAACTGGGCCGCCTTCCGGGCCGTGCTGGCGCCGATCCTGATTGCCGCGGTCAGCGCTGCCATCAGCGCCGTCTGGAACCTCCTGGCGGAAAAGCTGCGGGGGGACGGCTGATGGAATGGACCGTAGTGGTGGTGCTGATCGCCCTGGCGGGGCTCATAGCCAGCGTGCTGACTCCGGCCATCCGGCTGAACACCAGCGTGACGCGTTTGGCCGCCCTGGTGGACAGCCTCGACGCAAAGTTGGGGAGCATTGAGAGCAGCAACACCCAAGCTCATCGGCGCATCTGGGCGGAGCTGGAAGACCAGAAAAGTGCCCTGGGCGGCCACGAGACAAGGATCACCGTGCTGGAAAAGCGCGGCTGACAAAGACGGAGGGGGCAGCATGCCCCCTCCGCAGATCGGAGTGAAAAATGACACTGTCGGAATGCATCGCGTACGTAGACGGCATCGAACCGAACGCCTACACGAACGATCAGAAGACGGCGTGGGTGAGCGAGTGCGAGGGCATGGCGTATACGGAAGTGTTCCTTCTGTCGCCCTACGAATTCCACCCGCTGACCTACACGGACAATGCGAGCGACGAGCTGGCGGTGATGCCGCCCCACGACAAGATCTATCCCCTGTATTTGCAGGCGAAGATCCACTTCGCCAACGGGGAATACGACCGGTACGCGAACGCCATGGCCATGTTCAACGCCGCCTGGGGAGAGTTCGTCCGGTGGTTCGCCCGGACCTACAGCCCGGCGGACGGATACAGAGCGGAGGTGCACTGATGGCAGACGATATCATCACGGCGTTTCCGCCGTACTATGACGAGGTGCCCATGTCCCGCGGCGCTGCGGGATGGGAGAATCCTCCCTACTATCTGACGGCCTACGGGCTGGCGGTGAAGCACGGGTACACCGGCACGGAAGAGGAGTGGCTGGCGTCGCTGAAGGGCGATCCAGGCCCCGGCATCGTGATCCTGGGGCACTACGATACCCTGGCCGAGCTGGAGGAAGCCGTGACGGACCCGGAAGACGGAGACATGTACGACGTGGGCTCCAGGGCAAGCCAGCTCGTGTACTACTGGTCCGACGCCCAGGAGGACTGGAAGCCGCTGAACGTGCACGGTCCCCAGGGCGAGACCGGCCCTGCCGGCGCGGACGGCGCCAACGGCGTGGACGGAGCCGACGGCAAGAGCGCCTATGAGCAGGCTGTGGAGGCCGGGTACTCCGGCACCGAGCAGGAGTTCACGGCGCTGCTGGCGGATCTTCCCGGCTACACCGAGCAGGCGCGGCTTTGGGCGGTGGCGGCCGGCGAAGCGGAGAGCTCTGCGGAAGGGTATGCGGAAGCGGCGGCTGCGAGTGCTGCGGCGGTGGGAATGGCGGCGTCCGTCAGTTATGACAACACCGATTCCGGCCTGACTGCAACCAACGTGCAGGACGCCATCGACGAGGTGGTGGGGGATATTCCGTCTGTTCCTGC